TGTCTGAAAAGATGGCACATTCTAGAATATTCACTCAAATTCAACTTGAGTTCTATGTTGACAGTGAATATAATACTTTGAAGTTCCTTGAGCACTGGATGGAATTCATTGCTAATGGTTCAACATCAAGAGTAAATCGTCAATCAAATAAAGATTATTATGTGAGGATGGAATACCCTCATGATTATAAGTGCGATGAAACAAAGATTTTTAAATTTGACAGAGACTATAACAAAGAGATAGAATATAAATTTATTGGATTGTTTCCAATTGATTTAACTTCCACTCAAGTTAGATATGAACAATCTGAAGTATTGAAAGCAACCGCTACATTTAGTTTTGATAGGTATCTTATGGGTAAATATGATAGTTTCTCTGTAGCTAAAGGTAGATCTGGAAATAGACAACCAGATAAGATAGGTAAAGATTATCTTGATGCTGATCAAGTTCTTAATCGTCAAAGAGAATTTGAAGGGGAACTTGAAAGATCATCAACCACCGAACTTCCAGGCACGACTAGAGAGGGTCTGGATGGAGCAGGAACTATCCGGGAAAATAACAAAATTGAAATATTAAACCGTCAGAATCTAGCATAAACAATCCTTGATTTAGGTAATAAATAATCATACTGAATAACATATCATGCCATTACCAAAGATTTCTACACCGACATATGAGTTGGTATTGCCTTCGTCTGGAAAGAAAATTAAGTACAGACCCTTCCTAGTTCGTGAAGAGAAGGTTCTTATTATCGCTATGGAGAGTGAGGATGAGAAGCAAATTGCTACGGCAGTAAAAGATGTAATTAAAGATTGTATCGTTACCCGTGGTGTAAAGGTAGATGATCTTGCCACATTTGATATTGAGTATCTATTCCTTAATATCAGAGGTAAGTCTGTTGGTGAGGATGTAGAAGTTCTTGTAACTTGTCCTGATGATGGAGAGACACAGGTTCCCACTGTAATCAATCTTGATGACATCAAAGTTCAGATGGGTAAAGATCACTCCAAAGATATTGTTCTTGATGCTGATTTGACTTTGAGAATGAAGTATCCATCAATGACTGAATTTGTAAAAAATAATTTCAGTGGTGAGGAGATCACTGTAGAAGGAACATTTGATCTTATTTCTTCATGTATTGAGCAAGTATTTAATGAAGAAGAATCCTGGTCTGCATCAGACTGCACCAAAAAAGAAATGAATGAGTTTCTTGAGCAGTTAAGTTCCAAACAATTCAAAGAGATTGAAAAGTTCTTTGAAACGATGCCCAAGTTGTCTCATACAGTCAAGGTTAAAAATCCTAATACTGGTGTTGATAATGAAATTCTTTTGGAGGGATTGAACGCTTTTTTCGCGTGAGTATGGCTCATGAAGACCTTGAGTCATACTTCAAAACAAATTTTGCCTTGATTCAGCATCATAAATACTCATTAACAGAGATTGAAAACATGATACCGTGGGAGAGAGAAGTTTATCTCACATTCTTAACACAATACATTGAAGAAGAAAATCTCAAAGCACAACAATCTGGACTAAATGGCTGAGTTATCATCGCCAATACTGGGAATGAGAGTTAGGAGGAATAATATTCCTGCTAGCAATTTGATGGGTCGTGCTCAGGAGCAAGTTCCTCAACAGGATCCTCAGACTGTTCTTGCTTTAACAAGAAATCAAATGGCACTTCAGAGTGTCAACAATAGTCTTAATGGTATAACGGGTCAGATTGCAACCCTAAGTGCTTCACTTCAGACCATATCTACACAGATTACGAGGTCGAGTGCACTTGAACAAGCAAAACAAAATGAAGAAAATAGACAGCAGCGTGTATTAGCAGAACAGCAGTTAAGAGAGGGAAAGGAAGGTTTATTTGAAAGTAAACTACAGAAAGCACTTGTAACGCCACTTCAGAAAGTTGGTGGTGCTGCCCGTAAATCACTGTTCAACTTGGGTAGATTTTTTAATATCTTATTGATAGGGACTTTAGCGAATCGCATATTAACAGTTGTAGGTAATTTATCAAAAGAAGGAAAATTAAATCTCAACAATTTATTTGAACAAGTCAAAACTGATTTGGGAATTATAGGTGGAATATTTGTTGGAATCAATGGTGGATTTGGAATTGCTTTATCACTCTTAGGAAGACTAACTACAACGTTAGGTGGATTTGCGATAAGAAATCTTCTCCTAAGACCAATAAATCTTGCCTTCGCATTAGCAGGTCAAGTTTTAACTAATCTTGCTAATAATGTAAGAAATGTACCAAAACCTCCAGGCGGGGCACCACCCCCACCACCAGGTGGAAATAATAACAACAATAACAACAATAGGAATAATAGGAATAATAGGAATAATAGAAATACTACCGGCGGTGGTCGGATGCGTGGAAATTTATTACGCGGTCTGAGGGGCGGTCTTTTTTCTGGAGCATTTAATTTTGCTTTGGGTGGTAATCTTCAGGATACGATTGTTGGTGCCGGTGCCGGTACTTTAGGATTTGCCTTAGGTGGTCCGTTAGGATTTGCTGCTGGTCTTGGTGCTAGTTTTCTTGCGCCAAGTTTCGTAAGATCCAACTTTGGAACCATCTTACCCTTCGGTGATGCCACCATGAAGGATGTTACAGGATTTGATCTTACTGAAGCTATAATGGGTTCTGTTAAGACCGAAAAACAATTAGAGCAGGAACAACAGAGAGCTAATAATATTGTCATCAATAATACTGGTGGACAGCAACAACCAGAAGAAGTTCAATCATCGGCAGGATCTGGAACAGGTAACAACTTAATCTTTGTACCTCCAGGAAACCCTAATAATCCTTACATGCTACATTCTATAATACAATATAATGTTGGTGGAGGTGCCATCTGATGGCATACGCATATAACTCCGGTAGAAGTTTAACTAGTATTAGAGAGTCTTTGAATAGACTTCAACAGAGTGTTTTTTCTACAAGAAAGTCGGCGGAGTCAGTATCAAAATCTCTAAAAGAGAGTAATGTAGCGAAGAGACGAAATATTACTAATAGTGCAAAATTTTTCAAAATGAGACGAGAGTCTATTAGAAGAAAAGAAAGAGAAGCACTTGTAGAAGCATCATCACCTATGGGTGCGATTAGAAGAACATCTCAAAGTGCGGTCAGAAGCACTAAAGGATTTCTTGGTAGAATTATGGATTTCCTTGGTAGTATTTTGATTGGTTGGGCGGTTGTAAATCTACCTAAAATAATAAAAGCTGCTGAAGATTTATATAAGAGACTTCAAGAATATGGTGCAATTCTTAGAGAATTTATCGGAGGAGTCAACGATTTACTCACTGGATTCAATACAGGTATAACTGGAATATACAATGGAATAAAAAATATGAATTTTGAAGCTATTCAAACTTCATGGGATACTTCTATGAGACAAATGAATGAAGGGTTGAGCAGAATAAATCAATCCACGGAAAAAGGTCTTGATATGTTGCGCGGAGATGCTAATGCACTTCTTGAAAAATTGGGATTTGATGTGAGTGATTTTAATATTAATTTGGGAGAAAATAGAAATGTTGTTTATAATGAGGAAGGTGATCCTGGTTTCATTAATCCAAATACAGGACAGTTTGTTCCTATTCCTCCAGAATCTGAAAGCACTGAAGAAACTCAAGGCACTCAAGAACCTCAAGGCACTCAAGAACCTCCAACAGCACGAAGAATTCAACAACCATCACCATCACCAAATCAAACATCTCAATCTAATTTAATCAATATCGTACCTCTTACAAATCTTGCGAATATTGGTCAAGGGGATGGACCTGTTGGTAGAACCACTAATTATGGATATTCTGAATTTCATGGTAGACATCATGCAGGCATAGACATCGGTACTTCTGGTCAGAGAGGATACCATGTTGCTTATAATGGTTCAGGATCAGTTGTGTTTGTTGGAAGTCTGTCTGGGTATGGAAAGACAGTAATTATTAACATCGGTGGTTTAGATTTCCTGTTTGCTCATTTAGCAAATTATGATGTAAGGCAGGGAGAAAAATATAACGGTCAAATTATTGGTGAAATTGGTAATACTGGAAAGGGAACTGGAATCCACTTACAGTTTGAAGTTAGGAAAGCAGGTGGCGCTGCTGGTAGTGATGTTGATCCAAATCCCTATGTTCAAAATCTTCAAATTGGTAAAGAGGATTCTAACTCTACGTCTAATACTCAATCAAATAATAATGGCAATATAAGTTTAAATATTAATCCAACAACCTCAAATAATCCTCCAATTCAGGGTAACAAAACACCTAGAAATACGAAAACTATTTCACAACCCCCATCAAAAACTATAGCATCAAACAATATCATTATTAATAATAACACACAACAACCCAACAACAAGACCTCACCCGCTAAAGAGGGTGATAGTTCAATAGCATCCTTCCCCACTACTAGTGTAAATAGTAATGGTTATGATGCAATTTTAAAACTTCAGGATTATAAGATAGGATAATGTCTGGAAAAGCAAGAGACTCTGCCTCATATGAGGTCTTTACAATTGAATCTTCATTTGATCCGAATAAGACGGTAGATATTCGTTTAGGTGTAATTAGTTTTAATTATTATGAGGACTTATTTTCACCCACAATAACCGCAAGACTTATTGTTGCTGATGGTGGTAATGTTGTTGTATCCAATAATTCAACTGATGGTAAACCTGAGTCTTTATATAGCGGACTGCCATTGAGAGGTGGTGAGAGAATAGGAATAAAAATTAAACCTTTCGGTGCCCCCATAGGATCTGATTTTAACCCTGCTTTAGATTTTTCTTCGGGGACGACGTACTTATACGTTTCAAAAGTTTCCTCTGCGATGAAACAGGGTCAGAGAGAAATAATTGTTCTTGATCTGACTTCTAGAGAATCTATAACAAATGAAGTAACAAGAGTTCATGAAAAATTTCCTAGAGATTTTACAATTAAAGACTCAGTTGATTTTATTGTAGGAAATAAACTCTCTTCAACAGTTGAATCGGATCCAACATCTAATCCATATGGTTTTATGGGTAATATGAAAAAACCATTCAACATATTGGTATGGTTGGCATCAAAAGCTGTTGATGACAACAAAGAAGCAGGATATTTTTTCTATCAAACAAAATCAGGTTTCAAATTTAAATCTGTTTCAAACTTAATTGAAAGGGGTATTGCTTCTCCAAAAAGTGAGTACACCTACAAGTCTGTAGGATCAAAACCTCTAGAGTATTCCGATGATTCTATTTTAGCATATACAATTTCTTTGAATCATGATTTGATTTCAAAGTTGAAAAGAGGAATGTATTCTTCCTTCTTCGCAGAATTCAATCCTGCTACTGGTGGATTTTCAAGTGTTGCTCAAGGTCGATATAGCATTCAGGATAAAGAACCTAGAGTCAAGTTGGGTGAGGACTTTGAAATCCCTCAAATTCTTGGTGCTCCAGAACTAACAAATTTGCCTAGTAGAATAATTTCCATGGTTGGTGATGTTGGAACATTGGAGAAAGACGCTTATGTTCCTCAAAATGGATCTACTTTGCCTGCTGTAAATGCTAGCGGTTTTGAAAATCAAAGACAATCTGTTTTGAGATATAATCTTTTGTTTATGCAGACTTTGGATGTTCAGGTTCCCGTCAATACTAATTTGGAAGCAGGTGATGTAATTAAGTGTAATTTCCCTAAGACATCATCTGATAGTAAAGAAAATGACCCTGAATTGAGTGGTCTATATATGATTAAAGAGTTGTGTCATCATTTTGACAATGAGCAATCCACAACCTCAATGAAATTGATTAGAGATACTCACGGTTCACCAAAAAGACCTACAAGCTAATGGACGATTTTTCTTTTAATACTAATTTTCTAGGTAGGGATGGATTTACCTGGTGGATAGGGCAGATCGCTCCTTATGAGGACGCTGATGGCAATCCCTTGAACTCCATGATTGATAGTGATAAGAGTTGGGGTGCTCCAAGATATAAAGTTCGTATTATGGGATATCATCCTTATAGTACAGCAGAACTAGGAGATGAAAATCTTCCTTGGGCATTAGTGATGCGTCCTCCAGGAACTGGAACTGGTTCTGGTGGTATGTCAAAGACAATTCACTTTAACCAGGGAGATACTGTAATTGGTTTTTTCCTTGACAATGAGAACGCCCAGCAACCTATTATTATGGGTGCTATTGGTAACTCTAAGTATGCTGCTAAGAATGGTGAAAAACTTCCTTTTGGAAATTTCACTGGTTATAATAAGGACATGAAACCACCTTCAAAGAAGGTTAGAACACAATCTGAATCGTCAGATATTCAAGAGCAACCATCTCCACAGAGTAAAGACACAACCAAAACAGATGCTCCAGTAATATCATCTGCTGATGGAATTAAAATCACAAACCCTTG